TGGCATGATGCGGTTTGTGATACTCCTAATCTTAAAGCCTTCTACAACATTATAGAAGACGCAAGGATTGAAAGAAAAATTAAAGCCCAATACCCTGGACTAACAAAGTCATTTCATAAAGGGTACCAAGAATTATTCGACAAAGACTTTTTCGGTGTTAAAGGAAGAGACTTATCTAAACTCCCATTCGTAGACAGAGTTAACCTTCACTTTAAAATAGGCCACTTACTAGGTCTTAAATTTACAGCTGACGAACAGAATTTTCTAGACAGAGTTGCAAAGACAGAAACTTGGGAAGATGTTAAAGTATTATCTCTCGAACTGGCTGACATGTCTAAAGCAGAATCAGAAGAAAGACAAGACGAGTTGGAGCCACTTCAACAAGAACTTCAAGATCTCCTAGATGAATTAAGCGAGGAACAACAAGGTGAACCTCAGCGTAGTGACTTTGGCGATCAATCTTCAGACGAAGAAGGTGAAGAAGAAGAGTCCGACGAAGCAGGTGAAGGTAACAGCTCATCTGAAGATACAGATGAAGACGGAAACCCAAAACCAGGCACACCAGGCGGTGAGCAAGGCGAAGACGAGACAGACGATGAGTATTGGGATCGTAAAAATGAGGAGTATAAAGAAGAAAGAGCTAAACGTCAAGCAGAATACGAAAAGCAAAGAGCAAAGCAAGAAGCTGAGCAAAAAGCTAACAACGAATACCTCGAAGCGAGAGAAGAGGCTGAGAAGAAGCAGGCAAAGATAGAAGAAGAAATAAAAGAAACTAAAAAGATGCATGACTTCCTAAGCCAAGGTGGACAGAAGTCAATTACAGATGATGAGTTTAGACTTAATGAAGAAACATTGGTTCAACTTGATGCTCAGCCAATAGTTTACTTGACCCTCCCAAAAAGATTTAAAGGTGATGAACTAGTCATCTCAATGGACAACCTATATGACTGGGACAAGTCCATAGACCTACAGAAGGTTACTGGTACAGACTACTGGGACACACAAGACGTTCCAAAATCAGAGTACAAGGCTATTGCTAATGGCATGTACCAAGAGTTCATAAGAAACTCCAATCCAATTATAGCTTCAATGGCTCAGCAATTTGAGATGAAGAAGGCAGCAGCATCTTCTAAGAAGAATCAAACTTCTAAAACAGGTAAGTTGAATGAGGACAAGCTCTGGGCATACAAGTTGACAGAGGATTTATTCCACTCAACTACAATGGTTCCTAATGGTAAGAACCACGGTATAATAATGTATGTAGACCTTTCAGGTAGTATGCAACGATCAATGGCAGGAACAATAGAACAGATGCTTAACATGGCATTGTTCTGCAGAAAAATAAACATACCATTTGATGTGTATGGATTTTCAGATAGACATTCAGATGGATTTTACAATGACTCAGGTGAGTGGGTAGAAGATACTTCAGGTCCATTCTCTCAGAACAAAGAAGTTGAGAAAAAGATTCTAGCAGACACACCTAATGGTGAGATGATTTTAACAAACGATGGTTTTAGGCTAGTACATTTACTTAGCTCTACTTGTAAGAAGTCAGAGTTTATAAATGCAGTTAGCTACCTACTACTAATGAAAGTAGGCTACAATAACTATTCCAGACAATGGGGTGGCAAAGATCAGAGTACTTATTTTGGACAGATCAGAAATAGATATTTAAGTCTAGGCGGTACTCCACTTACTAATTGTGTGTTGTCATCGTTCTCAATGGCAGAAAGATTCCAAAAGAAATATAATGTTGAAGTTCTTACTACAATATTCCTAACAGACGGCGGCGCTACAGACCAAATAGTTTACAGAGATCACTCCAGAGATTCAGAAGAGACAGGTAAAAACGGTAGCAGTTATGTATACAACGATCAAATAGCAATTAAAGACGGACCGGTTGTAACTAAGCTCCCATCCAAAGAATCATTCAGCAGATACGATGGTGTCTCAATCCATACGATGCTAGAACATTACAAAAGAATTACAGGTTCAACAGTAATAAACTTCCACATTGTAGACGGCAAGAAAGACGCATTCCACAGAGAATGTTTTTCAGCAGCATGGATGGATGGTGAGAACTCTCCTAGATGGGTAACAAGAGACTGGGAGCAGACAACTTGGAAAGAGATTCTTAAAGACAAGTTTACCTTAGTAACACCTACTTTCGGTTACAATGCTCGGTTCCTTATTAAAGGTAACAAGGATTTAGACGTAGGGAATGAGGAGCTTATAGTGAAGTCAGCCAAGAAGGGAGACTTACTGAGGGGCTTTAGAAACTTCAATAAGACCAAGAAGAGTTCAAGGACTTTCCTCAATAAGATCATAGAGTTAGTAGCTTAGATGATAAAAAGCACCAAAAACGGCTCTACTAGCACCCCTCTAAGGGGTTTTAGTACCCAAGGGTATACTAAGGCATACCCTATAATAGCCCCTCTCATAGACCCTAAAAAGAATTCAAAAGAATGCTTGACAAAAGCTTCTAAAGAGTGCATAATACATGTATAAAATGAAGAAACAACATAAATTAGTGAGGACTACAATATGAAAATGATAGACAGAGAAAACTTAATCCAGACACTGCAGTCACAAGACAACGGTACTGGTGTATTTACCCGTAAGGCAATCATCGAGGCAGCAGCGTCCATTGGACTTGGCTTCCCAGCGTGGTTGATAAACGGCAAACCTGAAGTCAAGGTTGAGCGTGGGATTTATAATCTTACTACAATGTTTGGTGGACAAGTTGCACAGGCTGTGCCCTTGGCAGTAGTCCAAACAAATCAAGCAACGGTAGCTCCGGCTCCAGCGATTTTGACTCAGGCAATTTTGAATGTAACTGTAGATAACTTGATCCCAAATAAAGATGAGACATTCGTCCCGTTTGGTTTCTACAAGGACTTAAAGACAGTTCTTTCTACAAGTATGTTCTACCCAATTTTCATTAGCGGATTATCAGGTAATGGTAAGACGACAATGGTTGAACAAGTATGTGCTAATCTTAAACGTGAAGCCATACGAGTTAATATAAGTATTGAAACCGATGAGGACGATTTGATAGGTGGAAATACTCTAGTTGATGGTAACGTCGTGTATAGAGAAGGGCCCGTCCTCACCGCTATGAAGCGGGGCGCTGTTCTCATTCTTGATGAAGTAGATAGGGGTTCAAACAAGTTGATGTGCTTACAAGCCATCCTTGAGGGGAAGCCTTATTTCAACAAGAAGACAGGCGATACTATAACTCCTGCTCCAGGGTTTAACTTAGTGGCTACGGCCAATACTAAGGGTCGAGGTTCAGATGACGGCAAATTTATTTCCGCCAACATCCTCGATGAGGCATTCCTAGAAAGGTTTGCTATTACCGTGGAGCAGGAGTACCCTACAATGGCTACCGAGAAAAAGATTGTAATGAAGAAAATGGAAAGGGTGAACAACCTAGACGAAGACTTTGCTACTCATCTTGTAACTTGGAGTGATGTTATTCGTAAGACATATTACGAAGGTGCCATAGACGAGTTGATTTCAACACGTAGACTCGAGCATATTGTTAACGCATACGCAGTTTTCAAAGACAAGACTAAAGCAGTCCAACTTTGTGTTAACAGGTTTGACGATGACACCAAAGAGGCGTTTATAGATTTATACGCCAAGGTAGATCCTTCAGTAGAATTAGCTGAAGGAGTTGATGAAACAACTGAACAGGAGATCCATACAGATGGCGAATAAATTAATGAAACAATATGACATTGATTATAAGTTTAACGAGGGAGCTCTAATAGAAGAGCTCCAAACTTATATTGATGGCACCTACTCTGGACATTACAGTAGGAATAAATTCCAGTCCACGGAATTCATTAGTGATTGTGGACACGGTGTTGGGTTTACTATAGGAAATATTCTAAAGTATGCACAGCGATATGGTAAAAAAGGTTCTGCCGACGATCATAGAAAAGACTTAATGAAAGTTTTACACTATGCTATTATAGCGCTCTCAGAGCATGATAATAATACCACAAAACATTATTTAGCAGACTAAACTCTTATAAATAATAACATTAGAACTACAAGAAACTAAGGACAAAACAGATGGCTTATACATTAACAACAACGTTCGTAAGACCTAATACAGGTGTTGCATTCCCTAAATTCTCTGACTATCATGCAGGACATGACACATGGAGACGAGAATATTTTACTAATAATAGTATTGGTATTGCGTTTTCACAATCAGCAGATGAGTTAACTCTTGTAGCAGAACTTGAGTTTGGAACTGAGGCCGCCTATAATACTTTTAAAGCAGCAAGAGATGTAGAAGGTAATGAACCTAGATCACAAGTTCAAGCCGCGTGTACTGAACGTGATGTAACAATGGAAGTAATGGCAGTCAACGAGGCTGGTGTTAGTTCAACCCTATTAGCTACAACTGACTTTAGCTAATTTGTAAAACTGGTCCTTCGGGGCCTTGACTTATACTATGTAAGAGTCTATAATACACTTATAGATAATTAAATATTGGAGATATATTATGAAACTAAGCAAACAGACTCTTGACATACTCAAGAACTTTGCCACAATTAACACGAACATTCTAGTTCGTGAAGGGAATACACTTTCGACAATTAGCACAGGTAAAAACATTTTTGCCAGAGCTGAGATATCAGAAAGCTTCCCTAAAGAATTTGCAATCTATGATTTAAATAGTTTGCTATCACTACTAACCGTTATGGACGACACCGATGTTGACTTTGGAGACGAGAGTCTTAAAGTTAGTAAAGGTACGTCAGTCTTTGAATACTATTATGCAGACCCTAACATTATTGTTAGTGCCCCTGATAAGAATATCGAAGTAGATAACTTCTTCCAATTCGACTTAACAAAAGACGATATTGATATGATAATGAAGGCAGCAGCTATTACAGCAGCACCTATGTTAAGCATCATTGGTAAAGATGGAGAAGTTACAATTACAGTTGGCGACCCTAGTACACCTAAGTCTAATTCCTTTAAACAGGTTATTGCACAAACAGACAAAACGTTTGACGCTCGTCTAGCAGTTGAAAACTTTAAGGTAGTTCCAGGTGGGTATAGTGTTATTCTCTCACAAAAGAAGTTCATGTTCTTAGAGAGTAGCAAAGGTGATGTTAAATACTGGTTGGCGCTTGAACGCTCATCAGATATCTAGGAGTAGATTATGGACGAAGGAAAATTAGAAGTTACTATTAGAGAAGCCTCAAATGGCTGGATCGTAGAACTTAATAGAGATGGTGAGACGGTTGAGTATATCTTTACAAGACCAAACCCTGCCATTAACTTAGTTAGAAAAGTGATGAAGGGTGAATTGAATCCTTTTGATGATGGAGATGTAGATGAGTAGTCTTCCAAATGAGATCCCTCCCTTTAAGCTAACTAAAAAGGTTACAACAACCTCAGGTGTATCTAAGTTCGTTGACATTGTTAACGACACTCTGTTTACAGACAAGAAAGTTGTAATCTTTGGACTACCAGGAGCGTTTACTCCTACATGTTCGGAGCAACAGTTGCCTGGGTTTGAGAAGTTGTACTTGGAGTTCAGAGAGTGGGGCATAGATGACATCTATTGCTTTACTGTTAATGACACCTTTGTATGTACAAAGTGGGCAGAAGATCTAGGCCTTATTAATGTTAAAGTTATTCCTGATGGCTCTGCAGAGTTTACAATTAAAATGGGCATGGATGTTAGAAAAGATAACATCGGTTTCGGAATTAGATCTTGGAGATACGCAGCAGTTTATGACAATGGTGTATTAGAGAAAGCATTTGTAGAAGAAGGCTTCAGTGATAATTTAGATGGAGATCCTTACGAGGCATCTACACCAGAGAATGTATTAGCATATGTAAAGCAACCTCCCGTAGGTAAGCACATAGACTTAGCATTTTCAGATACGACTGATGTTAAGGAGACTTTTCAGTAGACCTTTTTACCCTCGGAAAATGTGGCCACGATTTTAGGCCAAAAAAAGTTTTTATAATTATGATTAGGAGTTGAGATGGAAGTAGGACAATTTTTGTGGGTAGAAAAATATCGTCCACGCACTATAGAGGATTGTATCCTTCCTGATAGTGTTAAAGACACGTTTAGAACGTTTATTAAAAAAGGTGAGATTCCTAACTTATTATTAAGTGGCACAGCAGGTACAGGGAAAACAACTCTTGCTCGTGCGTTATGTGAGGATCTGGGTTGCGATTACATTATCATTAATGGTAGTGATGAAGGCAGGCAGATTGATACACTAAGAACAAAAATTAAACAATTCGCATCAGCAGTTTCCTTTGAAGGTAAGACTAAGGTAGTAATCCTCGATGAGGCAGACTACATGAACAGGGAAAGTGTACAACCTGCTCTCAGGGCGTTTATAGAGACGTTCTCTGAGAACTGTAGGTTTATCTTTACATGTAACTATGCTAACAAACTAATTGCTCCCTTACATAGCAGAACAACGGTTGTAGACTTTAAGATTAATCCCTCAGATCGCCCTGAACTAGCATCTAAGTTTATGGTTAGGATGAAGTATATACTAGATAGTGAAGGGATCGAGTACAATGAGAAAGTGGTTGCTGAGCTCCTAATGAAGTACTTTCCGGACTATAGAAGGGTGCTAAATGAGCTACAACGATACTCTAGTGGCGGTTCTATAGATGAGGGTATACTTAGTAACTTCCAGGAAGTAAATGCTAAGGCACTTGCTGAGAGCCTCAAGGCTAAAGACTGGAAGAAGATGAGACAATGGGTAGTGAACAATGTGGACACAGACCCTCAAGGAATATTTCGTCAGATATACGACATCCTACTTCCTCAGGTTAAGTCAATACCTCAGTTGGTTCTTTTAATTGCAGATTATCAGTACAAGGCAGCATTTGTAGCAGATCAGGAAATTAACCTTACTGCTTGTTTAACAGAAATTATGGCAAACGTGGAGTTCACGAAATGACAAAACAGAAAACACCCTCCGAAGCAAAGACATTACAGATACATGTAAGGGCAACTCCTACAAAAAAGAAAGAAATGCAGGAAAGAGCTAATGGATTAAATTTAACACTTTCGCAGATGCTTATGAAGTGTTATGAGGACTCGAAGGATAATGATTTTGGCTTTAACTAGACTATGGAAATTGTGGGCGAAGTCGTTAGGCGACAAAGCATCAGATAATACTAAAGACGCAGATGCAGTAGCTGTAATGAGAACAATAGTCGTTATGGTTAACTTTATTACATGCTTCTTTATATGTGCAGGAGTATTACACCAATGGTAGATTCAATTTTAGAAGGTTTTGGAGATCCTGTCGTAGACGTTAATGAAGAAGACTTCGTTACAAAACGTAAAAAGATCTCTCCATTCGACTTTGCTAATGCAATTAACTACACTAAAGAAAACCTCATAGTAGACGAAACTACAGAGAAGGAATATAATCCCTTTATTGTTAATCGCTCTATGGGGTTTGGTAAAGATACGGTTATAGCTGGTAACGAGATGAACGCTAGGCCTCACCTGGACAATAAATTACAGTTTGACTTCTTATCCTCAGTTATACGAAAGTCTAAACGATACAGTAAATGGTTAAAAACTGAAGAAGAGAATATAGAAGTAGTACAGAAGTTTTTTGGGTATAGTTTTATGAAAGCTAAGGAAGCGCTAAGACTTTTATCAGAAACTGATTTAGAACAGATTAGATTATATGTGAATACATCAAAAGGCGGAAAGATATAAATAAGTCTATATAAGTAAATTATATAATTAAACATATAGGCGAATTGAATGAGTGATCAAGAGAATTACTTTAACATTGACTTTCCAGGGTACGAACCTTTAGAAGTTTCCTTAAAAGACCCAGAAGATTTTCTGAAGGTTAGGGAAACTTTATCTCGTATTGGAGTAGCATCGAAAAAAGAACAGGTGCTATATCAGTCGTGTCATATACTACACAAGAAAGGAAGATACTTTATAACACACTTTAAAGAACTTTTTGCATTGGATGGTAAGGCAGCTGATTTCCAAGAGAACGATATTCACAGACGAAACACCATTGCCAAATTGCTTGGCGATTGGGGGCTCGTTAATTTAATCACACAGGTAGAGGACTACGCTCCACTATCTCAGATTAAAATAATAGCGTTTAAAGAAAAAGGGGAATGGAACTTAGTTCCAAAGTACAATATTGGAAAAAAAGTTAAATAAAAACCAGATAGAAGTCCTCGACTTAATACAATCGAAACTAGATACCGTCGGAAAAGGCTTTTGCGTCTTAAAGTGGTATCATCAAGAAATGCACTTAGGCAATGGCAGGGCACACTCCTGTTACCATAACCCAACGCATCTGATACCTTTAGATTCCGACTTACACAACACTCCTCAAAAGATAGAAGAGAGGAGACAAATGCTTGCAGGTGAACGCCCTAAAAACTGCTCTTATTGTTGGGACGTAGAGGATCTAGGCCTAAGATCAGATAGGATGACTTTAGCAGGACAGTTTTTTACACACGATAACCTCATAGACCTAAAAGCTGTAGCTGCTGGAACGTCTTATGTTTACCCTAAATATTTAGAAATATCATTCACTAATAAATGTCAAATGGCATGTAGTTACTGTGGTCCTGTATTTAGCACTACATGGGAAAAGGAAATACAAGAGCATGGTCCATATAAGCTACTAGCATCAGATTACAATTTGATTCATACACCTCAAATAGAAAACTCTCCCTATGTCAAAAAGTTCTGGGAGTGGTTTCCAAAGGCATATGAGCATTTATTTGTTCTTAGAGTTACAGGTGGTGAGCCTTTATTAGATAAGAACACATATAGGTTACTCCAGTATGTGAAAGAACACCCTAAAGAAGGATTAACATTTCATTGTAACTCTAATCTTATGGTGTCTAAAAAGAGAGTACTAAGATATATAGATTTAGTCAAAGACATCCCTGATGCAAAATTATATGTTAGTATAGATTCGTGGGGTAAGCAGGCAGAGTATATTAGAAACGGATTGGATATTAAACACTTTGAGGATAACTTACACGCTGTATTGGACTCAGGAGTATCTGTAGGGATAATGAATACATACAACTTCCTATCAATACCCAAGACGCATCTTTTTATTGACAAAATGGCAGAGCTTAAAAATAATTATGGTGATCTAATTACCGTAGACATGCCATTTATGGTAGAACCATCTCACCTTTCAGCACAAATTACAGACGATGCTCATATAAGTATTATGGAGAATTGTATAACGCAGATGAAGGATCATGATGTATTTAATACATCGGAGATTGAAAAATTTGAGAAAACAGTTGGATGGATAACATCTAACAGATTCAAAGGTGAAGAACTAGTTAAACACAGAAAAGACTTTTGGACATTTACTACAGAACACGATAGGCGAAGAGGAACAAACTTCTTTGAAACATTTGGAAATATATTATGAATGAAGACTTAATGATGAAGACCGTTTCTAACGGCAATACTTATGAATTTAGCACTATAAACTATTTTAATCCTACCATATTCATGGTGTCAAACTTGTTTAGTCCAGAGGAATGTGAACGGGCACTTATAGAGATAGAAGATAACGCAGCTTGGCGAAAAGGTGCTGTACTTGAGAAAGGCTCCGAGGAGGCACACCCTGGAAGAACAAACCATATATCAGGATATGGATATCATGGATGGGCCGATACATTCAGGGCTAGAGCTTGTGCAGTTACAAGAATGGAAAAATTCCAAGCAGAAGGTTTACAATTAGTTAAATACAACGAGGGAGAGTTCTACGACGGCCACATGGATGCGTTTAATCCTGAGAGTAATGATCCATTCTTTAAACAGGCAGGTAATAGAATACTTACAGGATTGCTATATTTGAATGATGACTTCGAAGGAGGAAATACAACATTTAAACATGTAGGAAAGTCTATAAAACCAAAGCAAGGAACAGCAATATTCTTTGAAAACACCAATCCTAGTCAGGCATTTCCAAATCCTCACTCGTTACATTCAGCAGACGTAGTAACATCAGGCGAAAAAATAGCAGCCAATATTTGGTTTAGAGCCGGCCCATATGATCTTGATATGTTCAAGCAGCATCTTGGTGCATGGTATAATACAGGTAATGTCCCACTACAATGGCAAAAATATTTACCAAAGCAGGAGATATCTGAGAGATGAACTTAACAGAAACAATTAAATCAGCAGGAATACTAATAGCAGTATTGGCAGTAAGTAGACTTATTGGACTACCTGCAAACGTCACACCGTTACTAGGACTTGCAGTGTTTGCATCTAGAATGAATTTAAGCCCTTGGGTTACAATAGGCATACTTGCAGTAACAGATATATTCTTCTTAGGCTTATATGCACACATGCCTGTAGTATATGCTTGTATGTTTAGTGCATACTTCATAGGCAAGTACATGAGTAATGTGTATGCTTCGGGTGCAATTAGTGTACTTGTTTGGCATGTATTAGTAAACGCAGGACTTACATTCCCGCCGTTTAGTCCAGAAGCAATGCTATTTGATATGCGACTACTAGTTAGTACATTGGCATTTACAGCATTACTAGACATAACGCAACGTATAATTAAAATAATTCACCCAAAGACTATATGTAAGGCGGTTATGTTGTATAAATAAAACTGTATACGCCGTAAGGGTATATAATTTATTAACTTGCTTATTAAAGGAGAAACAACATGGTAGCAGAACATAAATTCAACACATCACATGTGGACGATATTTTTAACAGAATTAGTCCATTCGCAATAGGGTTCGATAAGGTACTAGCAAATCTAAACACAGTTTCAGATATCGCTCATAATTATCCTCCCTATAATATTATCAAACAAGACAAAGATCATTTTTCTATTGAAATAGCAGCAGCTGGTTTCAGAAAAGACGAGTTCAATATTCATCTTGTTCCTGAAGGTAACAAACTGGTAGTTCAAGGTGTACAAAACCGAGAAGAAGATGAACCAGAGTATTATCACAAAGGCATCGGAGCTAGAAACTTCACTCGTACATTTGCATTGGCTGAAGAAGTCAAAGTACTTGGCGGTGAGTTTACAGATGGCATGTTGCTAATTGCACTAAAAAGAGAGATCCCTGAGGAAAAGAAACCTCAAGAGATCAAAATTACATAATTAAATAAGGAGAACCCTATGCCAAATATACAAATTGTTAAACTAACCACAGGCGAAGACATCATTGGCGATGTCGAGGAACTTGAAGTAGAAGGAAGAGCGTTTTTGATTATAAACAAACCCGCTATTATTATGATGATGCCTAAGCCAGGTAGCGAAACAGACTTTGGTGTAGGGCTCGCTCCTTACGCACCGTTTGCAAAGGATCATAAAGTTCCTGTATTCCCAAATCATGTCGTATCAATTTACGATCCAGGCAGTGAAATGCTTAAGTCATACAACCAGCAATTCAGTAAAATAATCCAACCCGAATTTATTAACAAAAAAATTCTAAACGAGGCCTCGACAAAAATATGAGTATGAAAAATAACGAATATGACGTAGTAGTAATTAAAGTAGTTGATGGTGATACCGTTGACGTTGATATTGATTTAGGCTTTGGCGTCAGTTTAAACGATGAACGTGTTCGCATCATGGGTATTGATACTCCAGAGTCACGCACAAGTGATAGAGTAGAAGACGTATTTGGCGAAGCAGCCAAAGCACGTTTAAAAGAGCTAATGAAGAATGGTGGCAGACTTATTACTACTGAAGACAAACATGGCGAAGATATGAAAGGCAAGTTTGGAAGGATCTTAGGAGACTTTAAAGTAGAGTACAACGGCGAAATGAAAAAAGTAACTGAGATTCTTACAGAAGAAGGACATTGTGTTCCTTACTTTGGTGGTTCAAAAGAAGAGACTCAAGCAGCACATGAAGTAAATAGAGCAAGGTTGTTGGCAGAAGGTGTCGTAAGTCAAGAAGACTATGATGCTGCTGTTGCTAAAATGGCATAGTACCAAACAAGTCTACTTTAGGTAGACTTTAGCTTCGTAAGAGCTTATACTTACTTTATATTATTTGAGATGAGACTTTTATTATGAATTTTTACACATATGCCAGACATTATGGGGATAAGGTCCTAACTCGAGGAATCCGTAACGGTGAACGTTACACAGAACGCCATGATTTTAGGCCTACCCTTTTTGTTAAATCTGACAAACCTTCAGAATATAAATCTATATATGGTGAGTTAGTATCACCTGTTAAATTCGAGACTAACAAAGAAGCTACAGAGTTTTTTAACAGATACAAGGAAGTTTCTAACTTCCCTATATTTGGACAAAACTATTACGCATACCAATATATTACGGAGAAGTTCCCCGCCACTATTGAGTGGGATGCTAAAGATATGTTGATCTATTCGATTGATATTGAGACATCATCAGAAGGTGGCTTCCCTAACGTAGATATGCCCGACGAACGTTTGTTACTTATTACATTACAAGATAACAACACGAAGAAAATAACAACGTTTGGTTGTGGGGATTTTGTCCCAGGCGATGCTACAAAACATCTCGATGTAACCTACATTAATTGCCAGGACGAAAAGAATCTCATACAAGAGTTCCTTATTTGGTGGGAGAATAATTGTCCCGATGTTATTACAGGTTGGAACTCTAATTTGTTTGACTTACCCTATATTATTGCAAGGACAGAACGTGTATTAGGTGAGAACGAACATAAACGTTATTCTCCTTTTGGACTAGTTAATAGACGTCCTATTAAATTTGCTAATCGTGAGATGACAGCATATGAAATTACAGGTGTTGCACAGTTAGATTATCTGGACTTATATAAGAAGTTTACTTATGTTACCCGTGAATCCTACAAACTAGACTTTATTGCACAAACAGAACTAGGACACAAAAAACTAGAGTCTGGCTTTGACACGTTTAAAGAGTTTTATGATGGTGATTGGAATAGGTTTGTAGAATACAATATTATTGATACAGTCCTTGTTGATGAGTTAGAAGATAAGATGAGACTTATTCAGTTAGCTCTTACTATGGCATACGATGCCAAGTGTAACTTTGGAGATGTATTTTCACCTGTTAGGTTGTGGGATTCGTTGATATATAATTATTTGTGGAAACAGAAAGTTGTAATTGGACAGGGTGGTGGTAGGAAGGAGTCCCAGATAGAGGGAGCTTATGTACAGGAGCCTAAGCCTGGGAGTTATGAATGGGTGGCTAGCTTTGATGCTACAAGTCTGTATCCTTCAATTATTATGCAGTACAATATGAGTCCTGAGACTATATCCCATGAGTTTAGCTATGATGTTACAGTGGACGATCAGTTGGACAGGTATAAGTTAGACAAACTTAAGGAAAAGAACTTGGCAATGGCAGGCAACGGTTCCTGTTACACCCGAGACAAGAAAGGTTTTATGCCTGAGCTAGTACAAACCTTCTTTAATGATCGTTTGAAATATAAAAGGTTGATGCAGGAGGCACAGAAGAAGTTCCAGGAAACAGGCGCTAAAGTTTATCAGAATGAGATAGCTAAATACAACAACTTCCAGATGGCTCGTAAGATTCAGTTAAACAGTTTATATGGCGCCATGGCTAACCAGTACTTTAGATTCTATGATGATAGGATTGCAGAGGGTATTACAATGTCAGGACAGTTGATTATCAGAGACACAGCTAAAGCTCTTGATGAATACATGAACAAGGTTTGTGGTACTGAGAAAGAAATGTATTCCTTTTATAGTGATACTGACTCTTGTTATATTACATGTAAGACTCTTGTTGATAATTTCTTTCCGGATAAATCTACAGAAAAAGTAGTTGGCTTGTTGGATCAGATAGGTACTGATAAGATAGAACCTGCGATAGCTAATGCTATGAGAAAGTTAGGCAACTATACTAACGCCTTTGAACACAAGATAGACTTTAAGCGTGAGGTTATAGCAGACAAAGGCATATTTGTTGCTAAGAAACGTTATGCACTTAATGTTCTAGATGACGAAGGCCTGAGACTTAAAGAACCCAAGCTAAAGGTTATGGGGTTGGAGATTGTAAGGTCCTCGACACCTGCTCCTATTAGAGATAGTTTAAAGGAGGCGGTTCGTCTTATTCTTACTAGTGATGAGGATACTTTACAAGATTACATTTTACAGACACAGACGGATTTTAAAAAGTTTACCCCTGAGGAGATAGCATTTCCAAGAGGGTGTAATAACCTAACGAAGTATACGAGCCAAGCAGACATATATGCTAAAGGAACTCCTATACATGTTCGAGGGGCGTTGTTGTACAACAACCTTCTTAAGGAGCAGAAGTTAGGCAAGAGGTATGAGAAGATACAAGAAGGTGACAAGATTAAATTCCTTTACCTAAAGGAACCTAATAGTCTACATGAGAACACTATTGCCTTTATATCTACTCTCCCTAAAGAGTTTAACGTTTCCAGGTATGTGGACTATGATTTAATATTCCAGAAAGCATTCCTAGATCCGTTAATTAACATTTTATCACCGCTTGGATGGAACACAGAACCCCAGGCAACATTAGAGGATTTATTTTCATGATTATAGATGGACATTTTGTAGTAAGTATGATTAAGAGTTTAATACGAGGAGTCGCTTGTGGTTTCCTAATGGCAGGAGACACTTTTATGGCAGGTGGATTATTAATAGCAGCAGAGACACTAGGTGTCGTTGAGGAGATGGTATGAGTGAACAATGGAGAGACAGTCTACAATCATTAATCAATAATATTGAGAAGTGGCATGTGGACAGGAATTTAATTGATGGTGCTACAGACAAGGATCAAGTATGTAAACTAATCCAAGAAGTAGGTGAGTTATCAGATAATGTCTGTAAGAAACAGGACGTAGCAGATGATATTGGAGACATTATTGTTGTTCTTATCAATATTGCTAAAAGAAACGATCTATCACTCCGAGACTGTTTGGCAGTTGCGTATAATGATATTAAAGATCGAAAAGGCACAATGATAGACGGCGTCTTTATAAAGGAAGACACTTCTGCTTGGATTAAGAATTTACAAAAAGAAGACTACACATCACCAGGTGGGATAGGGTAACCGTAAATGAAAGTAGCTATCGTTGGGTATGGATTTGTAGGACAAGCAACAGAATACTTTCTGAAATCTTGGTTGGTTGAAAAACTAGAAATAGAGATACATGATCCTGTTAAAGGTTACAATGTAACTGATTGGGATAATATTGAATATTCTTTTATTTGTGTTCCAACTAACCTTATTGATGGAAAGTTAGACACTTCTATTATAGATAATATACTAGAAACTTTACCCATCGAACAAGCCATAATTAGAAGTACTATTGGGCCTGATCAATGTATAAAATATGCTAACAAAGGACATGTAATAATGCCAGAGTTTTTGAGAGAAAGACATTGGAAAGAAGATGTCGATGACTCAGATATTCCTATTGTTATAGGGTGTAATAATTGTGATAATATTTTACAATGGATTACTAGGACTAAACATGCCTGGTATGGTAATAAAAAGAAAGTTGTAGTTTGTTCTCCTCTAGAGGCGTCGATGATTAAAATGGCTAGAAACGCAGCGTTAGCAGTAAAGGTGGGCTTGGCAAATGATTTCAATGAAATTTGCGACAGCCTTAATATGGATTATAGTGTTATTAAAAAGTTTATGCAGGAAGATAAAAATTTAGGTGGTACACATTGGGACGTACCCGGTCCTGATGGACTCATCGGTTTTGGTGGTACATGTCTCCCTAAGGACTTGACTCATGCATCTACACTATGCTATAATACACTTAATATAATGAAAATAGCAATCGAAGCTAACACAAGCAGGAGAAATAATGAGTAATCTCATAGAACGAATTCAGAAGAATTCAACAATTAAACAGACTGATATCCTTACAGGATCTAAGTTCTTTAACGATCAAGACTTAATACAAACATCCGTCCCGGCGGTTAACGTTGCATTAAGTGGAAAACTAGATGGCGGGTTGACACCTGGCTTAACAGTATTCGCAGGTCCTAGTAAACATTTTAAAACAGCATTCGGTATGTTGTTAGCTAAAAGTTTTTTAAACAAATATGAGGACGGAGTAATCTTATTCTACGATTCAGAATTTGGTGCACCTAAGTCTTATTTTGAGACATTTGAGATTGATACAGATAGAGTAGTACATACACCTATCGCAGATATTGAACAACTAAAGCATGACATTATGCAACAGTTGGCAGGTATCGAACGTGAAGACCACGTTATGATTATTGTAGACTCTATTGGTAACTTAGCAAGTAAGAAAGAAGTAGAAGATGCTTTAGAAGGTAAGAGTGTAGCAGACATGACAAGGGCTAAACAAATGAAGTCCTTATTCAGAATGGTTACTCCTCACTTAACTATTAAAGACATCCCAGCTATTGTAATTAATCATACATATAAAGAGATTGGTTTGTTTCCTAAAGATGTTGTTAGTGGTGGCACAGGTGTTTACTACTCAGCAGATAACATTTTTATTATCGGTAGACGACAAGAGAAAACAGGCACAGAAATTACAGGATATTCCTTTGTAATTAATGTTGAGAAGTCTAGGTTTGTTAGAGAGAAATCTAAAATCCCTGTAGAAGTATCCTGGGAGAAAGGCATTAGTAAATGGTCTGGGCTATTGGATATGGGAATAGAATCTGGACATGTAATTAAACCTAGCAATGGTTGGTATCAGAGAGTTAATATGGATACAGGCGAAGTTGTAGAACCTAAAGTAAGAGCTAAAGATTTGCAGAAAGAGTTTTGGCTACCTATATTACAAGACCCTTCGTTTTCAGAATGGGTTAAAGCTAGGTACACTATTGGTTCAGTTGATATGATTGCTAAAGAAATAAATGAGGAAGACATTGACAAAGCATATTCCGAAGTGTGATCGTTGCGAGACAAAAATAGATCTGAAGGCAGACAAAGCATATTGCTTTCATACTCCTGAAGGAGAGATGTATATTTGTGGACCGTGTGTAGCTATAGTTTATAACCAGCATATTAAGGATTTACCACCGTATGAAGAATAGAATAGAACAAGTTATATTAGAAAATCTGGTTAAAGACGACACCTATATCAGAAAGGTAATCCCTTTCCTTAAGGAAGAATATTTTTCAGCCCATGAGGATAGAAAAGTATTTAATATAATCTCAGATTTTGTTACAAAATATAACAACCCACCTAGCAAGCAGGCTATTATACTTGCCCTAGGTGAGGATAAATCTCTTAACGATGAAAGCTACAAACATTGTATGGATGTGGTTAATGATTTGAATGGTACTGTGGTTAACTTGGAATGGCTTATTGATGAGACTGAGAAGTTTTGTAAGGATAAAGCATTGTACAATAGTATTATGGAAAGCATACAGATCATAGACGGTAAGAGTACTACTCACACAGCAGATGCTTTACCTCAGATTTTATCAGAGGCATTGTCTGTAGGATTTGATACTAACATCGGACATGACTTTATTGAAGATGCAGAAGGTAGGTATGAATATTATCACAGGCTAGAAGAGAAGGTAGAGTTTGACTTAGATATGTTTAATAGGATAACAGACGGTGGATTGTCTAACAAAACATTAAACATAGCACTAGCAGGCACGGGAGTAGGTAAGTCCCTGTTTATGTGTCATATGGCATCAGCGGCAATCTCAAAGGGTAAGAATGTACTCTATATTACACTAGAGATGTCAGAGGAAAGGATCGCAGAACGTATAGACGCTAACATGATGAATATACCTATTGGTGATTTGAAGGATTTATCTAAGCAGATGTTTGATGATAGGATTAAAAAAATTAATGATAAGATACAAGGTAGACTTATTGTTAAGGAATATCCTACAGCATCAGCACATAGTGGACACTTTAAGGCATTAATAAATGAATTAAAACTAAAGAGAAACTTCTCTGCAGATATTATTTTTATTGACTACTTGAATATTTGTTCTAGTAGCCGATTTAAACCTGGCAGTAGCGCTAACTCTTATACTATTATTAAGAGCATCGCGGAAGAGCTTAGAGGTTTGGCAGTAGAGCAAGACGTTCCTATTGTAAGTGCTACACAGACAACAAGGGGTGGTTACGATAACAGCGATGTCTCACTAACAGATACTTCTGAGAGTTTTGGACTCCCTGCTACAGCAGACTTAATGTTTGCTATTATAAGTAATGAGGAGTTAGAGAATATGGGACAGCTAATGATTAAACAGTTGAAGAATAGATATGCAGATCCTACAACTAACAAAAGATTTATGATAGGGGTAGATAGGCCTAGGATGAAATTGTTTGACTTAGACGAATCTGCACAACAGCAGTTAACTGATGCGAATATTGAAATGCCAGTATTCGATCGTGGGAAAACAGAAGGAAATTACAATGATTTTAAATTTTAACGACGTAGAATGGGAAGTACTTGATACTCCTATTGCTGAAAGATTTGCTAAGTTCCTAGTAGCAAACGTACACGAAACAAACGAATTCTTTTTCATGGGAGAGACTTTAAGAGAGATTAAATCTGAGATTGAAAAGATAGCTTATATGGCTGGTTGGCCAGCAGACTCAGACATGAATAAATTGCATGAGATGTTTGCAGATCATCCAGATCATCCAGACGCTAGCAGACTTAACGACTTGATCCATTACCATGAATTACAATCATCTGGGTTTCCTCCTAGGTGGGGACATAGTGTACGGGGTAATGAAAACAACACTAATGCAGAAATTAATGTACGGGAAGAAGACTACAAACATTTCACCGTGGAGAGAGTCCCTGGACATTTGTATGTAAATTATGCTCATGTTGGTAAACATTTTGCAGAGATCGTATTCTCTGAGGACATTGGTATTAAAAAGGATCAATATCATCCACAAAGCCTTTGCCGTCCAAGTTTCCATTGTTGGTTAGGACCAGAGATCAATTCGCATACATCAGAAGGATTTAAAGCAAGGGCTAAAGTAATGCACGCCAATCTTAAAACAAGATTAAATCTACCTGATGACATGGAAGCATTAAGGTTGGGGTATATCCCATTTGCTAAGTTAAAAACTAATATAAATATAAATGAACTTTCCAACAAACTTTTACAATGTAAAGGAAAGAATAATAATTACACGGAATTATTTCCAAAGGAGTAAATATGGTAGATTCAAAAAACGATTGGACTGAAGAAGAGGCAGCTAAAATAGCCCACCCAGCCGATACAAACGGCGACGGTAAAGTAAGCAAAGCTGAAGAGAAAATGTTCTTAGAGTTCAAAAGAAAAGAACTAGAAGATGCTGATGCAATGCGAGATGCACAGAGAAAAATGACATGGTTTGCATTAGCAGGCTTGTTGTTATACCCATTTGCTGTGGTGTGTGCATCATTAGCAGGATTAGATCAAGCACAGGCAACCCTAGGAGATATGGCACCAACATATTTTGTTGCAGTAGCAGGAATAGTGGCGGCCTTCTTTGGCGCCCAAGCATACACCAAAGGAAAATAATATAATATACAGGAGACATAATGCCCGCTAAATACAGATCAAGTGAAAAGATAAAAGACAGACAAACAGGTAAGATTAAAATTAATCATTACTATGTGAAACAAGCAACACCTCAGACATTAATTGATGTCCTAAACAAGGGGAGACCCAAGCAAAGGACTAAGATAATAAATGAGTTCACTAGGCGTGGCATTGAAGTAAAGTACACTACAGACGTGCTAGACCCTAAGAAACGTACATATGAGCTAATATCGGCTCTAACAGACACCCTGTAAGGGATTTATTACTCCAAGTAGTACCCTAGGCTACCCTAAAATAGCCCCTTTGTACAGCCCCCTACAGGGATTACCTAAGTAATTGATTTCCATAGATAAAAAGATTTGCACCAAAACATAGATAATGCTTGACATATGGTCCGCCGCTTGCTATAATAACGGTATAATGAAGAAACAAATAGAAAAAGCCATAACATTTGCCACAAAGGCACACGAAGGACAGACCCGTAAATACACGGGAGAGCCCTACATAGTACACCCTTTGGCAGTTATGGAGACAGTTAAAACTGTAGAACATACGGACGAAATGCTTATGGCAGCTGTATTGCATGACACCGTTGAGGACTGTGATGTAACACTAGATCAGATTGCCTTCCATTTTGGACATTGTGTAGCAGATTTGGTTGAAGAATTGACTGATATATCCAAGCCAGAAGATGGTAACAGAGCATTTAGAAAGACTATGGACAGAGAGCATTCTGCCCAAGCATCTTCACAGGGACAGACTATAAAAATTGCAGATTTGCTTGATAACACCAAGTCAATCACCGAACATGATGAGGATTTTGCTAAGGTTTACATGAAGGAAAAGGACCAATTGGTACAACTCCTTGTTAAGGCTGACAAAACTCTTTTGAAAAAAGCACAGAAAAAGGTTGACATGTGGTTCAATAGAGTGCATAATAACGGTATAATTAAGTAAAAGGGATTAAAGATATGACATACATCAAACTAACAGACTACACTACATTAGAAGCATTTTGTGAGGCTAAGCAGGCTCAGAATTTGGCGGAATATGGTAGGGTCTCAGAGTTTGATACTGTGGAGTATTACAATGAGGCTGGAGTCTTCACTCTTGAGGACGCCATCAAGTGGGAGATGTACGGTACTATATCCGACATCTCGAAGGAAGCTAACGGGTTTAGAGCTCGTTTCGACTGGAAGGCTTGCTCCATTGACGAATTACAAAAAGATATCGAGTACTACTCGAAAGCAGCCGATGAGACTTGGGAGCGTGAAAATGAAATGGCAAAAGAGGCTAAGACAGCCTGGAAGGCACATTTACGCAACTTAGTTGATATGGGTGCAAAGGACATCAGAACCGCTCTTAAATGGGACATGGCTGCTGAGGACGTAGAAGGTGACTTAGGTTACTACTGCTACCACAAGGGCTTAAAATACTCAGAAGAGCGTTTGGTGAAGCGTATCTTAAAGGCAGCTTAATTGATGCTTTTGGTACAATAAAGGTTGACTTTTACTTAGTAAGAGTTTATAATAGTGTTAACATTAAATGAAAAAAAGGAAAGTTGTTATGAGTAATCAATTATTTAAATATGCAGGATATTCAATGTCAGAGAAAGGCGTGTGTAAAGCACGGTTCGGAAATGATATGGTGTCTCGCATCAAGAAACTTACGGCAAAGGGGAACAACGATACGTGGTTCGCTGAGCTGCCGGAAGCCATGACTAAGAAGGCTGCGTCAGAATACTTGTTGGAGAGGGAAGACATTAAGTCTAACTTTGACGCAAGAGACGCACTCCAAAGAGTCATGTATAGGAATGTACCTAAGACTACAAGAACAGTAAGCGTAAGCTCAACTGTAATTGTTAACGAGGGTGCAGGCAATTCTGCCAACATCAACATGGAGGCCAACAATGGCTAATCGTAAAGTGAGCGATGCTCAGAAAGTGTTAAACTTTTTGCAGCAAGGCAAAAGCTTGAGCAATGCAGTAGCAACGCACAAGTTAAAGGTAAATAGACTACCTGCTAGGATCTTTGATCTTAGATCTAAAGGCTATGCTGTATATACTAACACTAATTCTATAGGTAACCCTACTTATAGACTTGGAACCCCTACAAGGGCTATGGTAGCAGCAGCGTTTTCATCTGAAGGCGCATCGGTTTTTAGTTAAACCGTGCTTGGGGGGTTGGGTAATACCCAGCCCCTCATACTTATTCCAGGTTATTGGTTGACCTACCCTAATAGGGTTTAAGAGCCATGTATAAATAAATAGCATTAGTAAAATGCTTGAGTAGCTCAGTTGGTAGAGCAGGGGTTTTGTAAACCTCAGGTCGTAGGTTCGACTCCTATCTCAAGCTCCATATATCATTGGAGATAAGATGAATACTTCCTTTGGAAACGAATTTTTTAGAGCAGTGGTGGCGCCAGTTAAGAGCGACAGCGAACTGTTCCAAGTAGAGTTTTTTAGTAAAGATAATTTGATTTTTACAGAAATATTAGGTGATGAAATTTTAGCAATAGAAACAGCACAAACATTCGTTAAACAAAGGGAGAAACTGCATGGCAAATAACGTATACTCAACAATCAGATTTGAATCTGGTAGTATTGAATCGGAACACGAGTTCTTAAGAGTATTTTCAGAGATTGAGAATAAAGATGAGCGTGGATTAGAGTATTCGGATATATATACTTTTGGACCATACACACCAGACGAGGGAGAAGAGCGCCAGGCGTTTATGGATATGTTTGTAGGTCCTAGGGAAGCTAGGATTACAGAGTTCATGGGTACTGCTGTTGAAATAACATCAGCATGGATTGCCCCTGATGTATTCTTCGAGGAGTTGGTTGAACATATGATTCAAGTAGATCCGTATTGTGTTCTAAGTATGGTATACGAAGACGAGTTCTATATGTTTGCTGGTGTTTGGGTAACAGACAATCCAGGATGCGATGATACATATGGATATGCGGGATATAAACAACCCCCCAATTACGAAGATAACCTTGTATGCCAAAGAGAAGAGTCTGGTGGATGGTTCCGAGAACAACTAGATGTTGATGGCGTAGATCCAGGCGAATACCAGGACTATGTAACAGACACAGTTAATGCCTGGAGACGAGATTTAACAGATATCGTACCAGCCACAGGGTTTAATGGAACATATGATAGGACATGATGAATAAGTTGTGGACAATATGGAAACACGCACTAGGATCTTTTGACGAAGAGGATGGATATGATGTTAATAATGAAAACCGAATTTCATATATCCGAACCTTTATAGTAATGTCTAACCTTGCTTGTGTGTATTTAATAATGCTAAATATAATTATAGGATGGATACAATGAGATTAGATTATAAAGATTGTGGCTCTATAGGAATTACCTGTAGCACATTTGACTTGTTACATGCAGGACATGTTGTAATGTTAGAAGAAGCTAAACGTCATTGTGATTATCTCATAGCAGCACTACAGGTTGATCCTACTATTGATCGTGGTGATGTTAAGAACAGACCCATACAAAGTATAGTAGAACGACAAATACAATTAGCTGCTGTAAAGTATGTTGATGAGATCGTTATGTACTCTACTGAAGACGAATTGGAAGATTTATTTCTAACACTCCCATTGAACATGAGAATACTAGGTGAGGAATATAGAAATAAAGAATTCACCGCCAAGCAGATTTGTTTAGATCGCAACATTGAATTATTCTATAACAAACGAGATCATACTTTTAGTAGTACATCTCTAAGAAATAGAATCGTGGAGGCCGGCCCTAAATTGTCAGCCGAATTATTAATACAAGGCGAACTGCCTTACACAGAGGAAAGATTATGAAAAAACTAGATCAGAACACGCGCAGAGTAGTTAACTGCTTGAACGCAAGCCGTAGAACACTAGACCCTAGCTTTAGAGCTTATTGGAAAGACACAGCTAAGAAATTAGCTACAAAAAACAGTATCGATTTAAAAGAAATAACTAAAAATTTGGAGTTGTATAATGCAGAAGTTGAAACTAGTAGCATCCACTAGGCTATGGACAGCAAAGGGAGAGAAAGACTTCCCCATGTGGGCACCAACTGGTAGCAACGAATACATTCTAGGTAATTTTGATGGTGAGCCAACTATATCTGAAATAGGTAGAATGGTTCAGGAGTTCCAGCATATGTTGGAAGGAAAAATGTCAGACTCTTTTGCAGAGGTATATTCAGGATATGAATTATATCTAACTGAATCCTTGACACACAACGAACACTTTCAACTACAACATGGAGACACTATTGACTTCCCAGCAACAGATGTCAAAGACTTCGAGGGAACCGAGTAGATTAACTTTCGGTTTCACATACTTTGACGAGCCCGACAGACTGCGCGAACAGATAGCGCAATGGGAACATTACAGTCAAGGATGTGATATAGTCCTCGTAGACGATGGCTCCGAACAAACTTCTGCAATGGAAGTTATTGGTGATTGGCGGCCTCCAGAGTGGGGTCCAACGCTACAAGTTTGGAGAGTTACAGAGAACCTAGGGTTTAATAGTCATGGCTGTAGAAATTTAATAGCTACAGTTGCCCCAACAGAATGGATACAATTTGCAGATATAGATATGATTATCCCCCCAGGAGAAGTTGCTAGGTTCAGACAAATACGTCCTACTCCTAATAGTGTTTATCATCATATGAGTTATGCTAGGTGGCAACAAAAGCTATTTAGACTAACGAGTGAGACTAGATATTCAGGCCATTTGAATTGTTTTTTGATGTCTAAGACAATATTCTGGGAAGCTGGTGGGTATGACGAGTCCTTCACAGGACACCACCACGGGGACAGAGAGTTTATGAATAGAGTAGCAAAATTAGATGTTTCTTTCAGAGACACGCCTATTATTATAGACCATGTCCGTGCTGGAAAGCATGGTAGCGTAAACAACGCAGTAGATAAGACAGTATATACTAGTGAAGATCATTTTTACGCACCACTAGCACCACCAGAAGTAGAGAAATTACGAGGAACAAAAACAGCTCGGCTGGACTTTCCGTATGTTCAGGAGTTATAAATACTGATATGAGATTTGTAGAATTTTTAAAAGAAGACGCAGAAGAAGATAAACTCAAGCATTTAGAACATGTTGAGGATCACGTCATCCATGCTGGACACAAAGGTTTTGGACACGCATTCCATACTATTAATGATGTGCATAACGACTTACAAGGAAAAGGGAAATCTGATACAGCGACAACGATTAAATATGATGGTAGCCCTGCTGTTGTATTTGGTAAACACCCCGAGAACGGTAAGTTTTTCGTAGCATCCAAATCAGCATTCAACAAAACACCAAAGATTAATCACACCCATGAGGATATAGAAAAGAATCATGGACACGCACCAGGGTTAGTAAGTAAGCTCAAAGGTGCCTTAGATCACGCTCACAAGATAAAGCCAAACGGTGTATACCAAGCGGACATAATGCACGCAGGCGATGTGAAGCACGATAAGAAGAACAACAGGGTAGACTTTACACCACAGTTAATAACATATCACGCACCCGCAGACTCAGACCACGGTAAAGCAGCTAAGAGAGCTAAGCTAGGGTTAGCGATACACACGGAGTACGAGGGTAAGACTATAGCGGATATGAAGGCTAAACACGGTGCTATTGACGCTAAGGAGTTCACAAAGCACAAAGATGTGCACCTTATGAGTGCCAACCACGATGTTAGCAGTCATCACTACACACAGGAAGATCGTAAGCAAGTAGACCATCACTTGGAACAGGCTGTGGCTCACTTCAAAAATACCCCAAAAGAACACCACGAGACAGTCCAGAAACACGCTGTGGCAATGAAGACTTACATTAATCATACAGTACGGACAGGTGAAGAACACTCGCATGAGGGGTTTGTAGCACATCACAGTAAGAGCCATCAGAAGAAGATAGATGGTGTTAAGACAGATGCAGCTAAAGCAAGGCACCAAACTACCATGGACAATACTATGGGACATATAAATAAGAATAAGAAACACTTTGAAGGTCCAATGGGTATGCACAAACATTTACAAGCAGCTAAAGATGTTATTACAAAAACAATGTCCCAGAAATCAGAATGGGGACATGAGGTAGATGGACAGAAAGTAAAACCAGAAGGCTTTGTAGCCATTAGAGGTGGAAGACCATCCAAATTCGTAGACAGGAAGGAGTTTAGCGCACTAAACTTTAACAAAAATGACAACAGAAAATAAAGATAAACACATAGTATTTTCATATGGTAGGATGAACCCACCAACTGCTGGACATTCTAAGGTAGTTGACAAGGTTAAATCACATGCAGATAAGATTGGTGCTAACCATTCAGTGGTTGTTAGTCATTCACAAAAACCTAAAACAGATCCTTTACATCACAATCATAAGACAGATTATTTAAAACATGTGCACCCTGATGTAAACTTCTCAAACTCTACTAAAGAACACCCTTCATTTTTACACCAACTTAAAAAATTCAATCAGGAAGGACATACACACGCAACAATGGTTGTGGGTTCTGACAGAGTAAAACAATTTAAAGCGTTGGCTCATAAGTACAACGGAAAAGAATACGACTATAAGAAAATACATATTCTCTCAGCAGGACATAGAGATCCTGATGCTGAAGGTGTGTCGGGTATAAGTGGAACAAAGATGAGAGCTCATGCCACTAATAACGATTACAAATCTTTTAAATCTGGACTACACCCTAACCATTCAGACGAACATGGACAGAAATTATTCAAGGCGACTCGTGAAGGAATGAATCTACAGAAAGAGGAGAGAGGAATGATGGACTTCTCAAATTTTCTTACTGAGGAAAAGGCAAAAGGATTAGACGGTAAAGCATGTTGGGACGGATACAAGTTACAAGGCTCTAAGAAGAAAGGTAAGAGAACTGTAGATAATTGTGTTAAGGAAGACGATAAAGGGCGGCCGACTAGAAAGGCCCAATCATTAAAGAGGTGGAGATGTTAATATTAATAAAATTAAGTATCGCTTGTATAACAGCAGTTTTTGGAAACGCTTTTAGTAAGTGGTTCCTAAGTACAAAGGCAGGAGTATGGTTCCAGGTACATTTGGATAACTTTATGTTTTACCTAAGCGAAAAATACGACATAGAAATAGGCAAAAAAGAGGCAAAGTGGAGACAAGATTATCCATTACTTGCCACAAGAATAGACAAGTTAGAGGCACAAGCACACCCTGCCATAGAGAAGGGTAATGCTACAGAGTTGGCGGAGAGGATAAGTAAACTAGAAAAGAAAAGGTATAAAAATGAGTAAAGTATTCTTTGGAATGTTCCTGATGATGACGTTAGCATTTGGCACTTATTATTATTTTACTGAAAAGAAGATAACACGACTAACCGAGAACAACGCAGCGTTATCAATCGTTGCACAAACTAATCAGGATACGATAGATACGTTATCCGACGACAGAGAACGTTTTCAATCATTATCAAATGAGCTAAATGTAAAATTACAGGCTTCAGAGGCTTATGGTAGTGAACTGTCGAAAAAACTAAGAGAACACAATTTAACAGCACTAACCCTAAGAAAGCCAGGGTTAATTGAAACGAGGGTAAACAATGCCGTACAAAAGCTTACTACAGAGCTCGAGTCTATTACTTCTACTGATAGTCAGTAGTGGTTGTAGCTTACTTCAAACTCCACCACAGATTGAAGTACAAACCAAATTTATAGAAAGAGCAATTCCTATACAACCTAGGCCACGAGGAGTTTCGTTATACCCTACGAAATACTGGGCGGTAACAGAAGCTAACTTTGAAGAGTTTAAAGAAAAATTTACAACTACTCACGCAGACATGGTATTCTTTGCACTTAGCATCCCAGACTATGAGAACCTGTCATTAAACATGGCAGAGTTAGTCCGTTATATAGAACAGCAAAAGACAGTTATCGTATATTACGAAGATGCTATTGCTAATAAACCTAAAGAACCAGTAGATCCGGAAGTAAAAGATTAACCGTGTATAAATAAGAGTAAGGGAGAGATTAAAAGTGCCAGTAACAGACATCGAAAAATCAATAAAACTTATGAGTGAGGACTTAGCTTCTGGTAGGCCAGCTAAAAAAGCTTTGGTGAAACCAATGGGCGACACACATAACGACAATTCAAAAAACTTTTCAGTAAAGCCACTAAAATCCCTTAAGATGAAAGAAGAAACATTCAACCCTCATGATATGTGGGACGAGAACGGTAAAAAACATTTTGCTAAAACAGAAAAAGAACATCTAGCTATGAAGGATAAAGGCTGGGGACATGAAAACCCTAACAAATCAGAAGATAACATTACAGAGCTAGAAACTAAGACACTATCCAATTATGTAAGAAAAGCAGTATCACCTCTAAGTAAAAAATCAGTAGGTAATTTGGCTTCTAAAGGAGCTCATAAATTAGCACATTCAGATGATTTTGACGCAGGCGAGAAAGAAGACGCTAAAAGTTTCCAAAGAGCTAAAGGTGTTATTAGAGCAACTAAGAAATTAGCAAAAAGAGCCACTCAAAATGAAGATTTTAATGATAACGAAAAAAGGCGAGCAAAAGCACTAGCAGGTAGGAAGAAAGCTGTAGTACACAGCACAAAGCCAGACAGTCTTAAAACAGTTAAGATTAAATACAACGGTCCACCTATTAAAACAAAAGTAACAGACATCGGCCCTGGTGGAAAAGAAACAGTCAGAAAAGATTGGAGTGAAGGCTACAATATTAAAGATATGGCAGCGGACTTAAAACCTAAATATAAACCTAGTAATAAGCCTATACCTAAGCATTTACAAAATCAAATTGCATCTCAGTTCAAAGATCCAAAAGATAAACGAATTGGCGAAGACATCCGTGCAAGACAAGTAGGAATAATGAAGAATTTAAAAACAGAGTCTTCTAATGATAATTACGATCCAGTTGTTTCAGATTTAAGAACTAAAGAGAAACTTAAGAAAGCAGGCCTACCGAAGGAATCACCTAAGGTAAATGAAGCAAACCATATTGTATTCGATTTAAATAATATGGAAGAAAGTTTAGCCAATCTAGTAAGGCGCGGAGTTGATAAGGTTGTCAAAGCAGTTGATTCAGCCAACGAGAAACAACCAGTTTCACCTAGTAAGAAGAAGCTTTACAATCCAGTCTCAGGCGAAAATATTAAAAAACGTGTGGACTCTCAAAAAAAAAGGTAGTAATACCTAAGTCCGCTCATAAGGACTTAAAAGCACTCTCCAAAAAAGACGATCATAATTGGTGGAAACACCAAGACGCTTCGATGCAGAAAGAAAATGTAGCTGCAATGTCGGCAGGCAACGTTCCTAAACCACAAGATAGATTGAAAGCTGGGATAAAAGTAGACAGAAGTAAATTCAAATCTATTAAGGATTACAAAGCTTCCTTCAATAAAAAGATAAGCTACGATTCGTTAACTACTCAGAAAGAAGGCTACTGGGACGATCGCAATGCCAAACAAAAAGAAACGTTAGCAAAACACGAAAAACGAATGATAGACTCAGCAAAGAAGTCTGTTAAAAAGAATCCCTCCCCGGTGCCTATTAAAGAAGACGAACGTTACGATCCAACTCCAGGCGGTATGGAATGGGGAACACCTCAAGGCACAGCATATTTCAAATCTCTAACACCAGGCGAAGGGAAAGTATCTAAACCTCTAAAAACATTGCCTATTAAGGCTAGAAGGCCTCAAGATGAGATTGGTACAAAGATAACAGAAAAACTGTTAAACAAAAAGAAGAAGTTGATATCACCTCATATGGGGGACATGGATCCTCTTCACCAGGACGCCCCTGTTGTTAAAGGATACAATGAAACATTTGACTTGATGCGATATGCAGATCCTGAAAACTTTGTAGGTTACGATCACATTGAACCTAATCAAGCAAACCACAGTAAACACGAGTACCCTGTTAACAATGAGAAAGAGACACATGATACAGGTGATGAAGGCCATTGGTTAACAGGTAAAGACGGCGAGTGGTATATAGAACAAATAGATGTCGACGAGTTAGATAAAGCAGCAGACAACTTCACATTCAAAGATGCTCTTAATCTAGGTCTTTATGACGAAGAAGAACTAGAAGAGGAAGACTTCGATGGCGATCCACACAATGATGTAGCTATACACGAAGTACTATCTGTACAAGGACGTATGAAAAGACGTTTTAACGCGAGACGTAACAAACAAAAATTAAAAGTAGCAAGACGTATTGCTCTAAGACGTGGTTCAACTCCAGACAGATTGAAAAGAAGAGCTACTCGTGGTGCGAGACTTATGGTATACAAACGATTGCTCAGAGGAAGAGATAGAGGATCTTTACCACCTGCTGAGAAGGCAAGGGTAGAGAAAATGATTACTAGATTCCAACCATTAGTTAATCGTATATCAATTAAACTATTGCCTCAGATGAGAAAGAACGAAATTAAACGTTTAGGAAGTAGAGGTAAGGCAGGGGCTACTACTAGTAAGAAGTACAAAGCAGCTAAAGCAATACGTGGAGCAGCTAGTCAGAAGGCTAAGAGATATAAAATTAAGAAGCCTGGCAAGTTTAAATCACCTAAGGCAAAAGCATTTAAGTCTCGAATTAAATCTGGTGGTCCAACAATTAAAAAGGCTTCCAAGGCTTATAAAGCATTTAGTTATTCAGTAGGTTAAATATTATGAGACCCAAGGGCAATTGGGGGCTACCCCAGGTAGCAAGAATCCAGATAGCTTCTATGAAAACTCTGGAATTATTCGATCCTCGATACACAAAAACATTCTGGGACATGCGTAGTCTCGGTGTATTAACTCCCGAACAGTTAGATTTATTACTAGGCCTGAAAGAAGAGTTCCAAATAAACTCAATATGGCCTGAATGGGAGACCCACCCAGATTGGGACTACACAATAAATAAGTATAACTTCCGCGATCAGTTTCCTCTAGGTAGAAAGAAGAACGTTGCTGTATTTGGTTGTAGTGCAACAATGGGTGTTGGTGTAGAGAACTCCTATTCTCAGATATTACAAAACAGATTGGGAGATGATTGGGGTGTGTTTAATTTAGGGACACCATCAAATCATATTATTCATATGTACAAGAAGTTTATTGCTACTCTACATGTAACTAATCTAGACACGGTTATATTTACATTCCCTCACCTACAACTACTATGTTTCCGAGATAACATGTTTCGTTCACTATCAGCACTATCAGGTATCAAACCTAACTCAATAGAGTGGATAACATTGTTGGAAAACTTAGCCACCGACGACTACAAGGAATTAAGAGAGGACGTTAGACAAGGTAAGGAACCTATAAATCTTAAACAAGCTCTAATGTTTTATATTGATGCTATTGTTAAAATATGTAATGAAAGGAATATTAATCTTATAATGGGTGGGTGGGACTCAGACGTATATTTTCATGTATCACAAGCATACCCAGAGTTCACACTTAAAAGATGGGAATGGAGTGATTACGCCTATGATGATGGAAATACCGGGCATCACCCAGGCGTAAACACTCACTTAGAGTGGGCTGAAGAATGCCTTAAAAGGATAAACCCTACCTTATAACATATAAATAACATTATGAACCACGGAATTATATTAGGTGGTGTGGTTGATTATTATTATGATTCAATCAAACGAGCACCCGGCGCACATAAGATAGCAACACATCTACGGAGAGAAGGGTGGGACGTTGAAGTTCTCGACTTTGTTCAATCATGGACAGTAGAAGAGCTTAAAGAATTTACTAGACAAAGAGTATCTAAGGATACAAAGTTCCTAGGACTTAGTGCTACATTCTCAATACGATTTAAAACATTATATGAATTTACCTATTGGTTTAAAGAAGAATATCCAGACATTCTAATCATAGGTGGCTCTCAAGCATTCCATAATTGTGAAGGACTACCACTAGATTATATGGTACATGGTTACGGCGAAATAGCTATGAGTGCTATTCTTAGTGGTAATGTTAAATATACAGAACATAAATGGCTAAACGGAAACTCTTTTAGGCGCGTAGACGCTACCCATGACTACATGGCTGCTAGGATGAAGAACTTGTCCACGCATTACGAAGATAGAGATCATATACAGCCACAGGAGGTCCTTACAGTAGAGTTTGGGCGTGGTTGTATATTTAACTGCCACTTTTGTACCCTCACATATAGGAACATTAAGGAAGATCACAGCAGGTCTGAGGACAATTTATATACAGAGATGTTAGAGAACTATGAGAAATGGGGCACAACTAATTACTCTATATCAGATGAGACGGTTAACGATTACACAGAAAAATTAGAAAGGTTTGCAGGAGCTATAAAGAGACTCCCGTTCAAACCTAATTGTGCAGGTTATATTCGTGGCGACTTGTTAGTATGTAAACCTAAAGACTGGCAAATGATACATGACATAGGGTTAAACTCTCAGTTTTACGGTATAGAATCATTTCACACACCTTCCGCAAAAGCTGTAGGTAAGGGTATGCACTCTGGTAGACTACAAGATGGTTTACTAGCATATAAAGAGTGGGCTAGAGAAAGAGGCCACTTCCAGGCGCATTTAAGTCTGATAGCAGGCCTGCCACATGAGACTTTAGATTCATTAAGAGAAACAAAAAGATGGATAGTTAATAATTGGGACGGACAAACATCTCAGATTATGCCTTTATGGATTCCAGATAAGACAAGACAGTATGAGGAACAGAGCAGATTTGCAATGGACCCTCAGAAGTATGGCTATCACAAAACTACAATGGCAGAGTGTAATAATAACAACTCACCTTGGGAAGACGGGCCAAGAGGACAGTTTAGAAAATTGTATGAGGGGTTAGTTAAACGTGAATCAAACAATGATGAGATAGTATACAATACAGAAGACAGCACATTCCAAGAAGAAATGTCTTTTATGAACTGGAAGTCAGATACATTAGATTTATATAAAGTGTTATCATACTTAGAACATGAGTGGTATGATAACGATTTTACAGGTGGGAATCAACCCCCATTACCATTTTCATATCACAACTGGTTAATAGACCCTAAGCATAAATGGGAAGATATGTCTAAACGAATGGTTGAACTACCACCACCCGTAGAGTATGCTAAAAAATTCATTGAAGATTATAAAATTAAAAAATTAAGATCAACTGTATAGATTGTATAAATACAAGAGTAAACAAGAGAAGAGTATATGGCAGGCGTAGATCACAAGAGACTGGACACATTGATAAGACAAGGCATGATGCCAGCTAGTCAATTACCGGTTTTACATAGAGCGTTAGCCAATCTTAAAATGGGTAAGAATTTACAACCTATGGAAAGAGAAGCAATTTCAAAGCTTATGGATAAGATGATGGGGTTCCAATTCGGAGACGATATAACTTATAACAGAGCTAAACTACATACTCAAAGAAATAGATATCAAACCGAGGAGAAAGGAATGGCAGATAATAATATAGAAATCGTTGTTCACGACGGATCGGAAGACCAAGATGACGTTAAAAAAGAGAAGAAAATGAAAAAACAATCGAAGTCCTCCCTCGTTACGAAAGGCGAACCAAAAGAACCCGGCAAGGAAAGAACCGATGAAGCAGTAGCTCATCGTCCAGCCGATAAAACAGAAGGCGATACGGAATCACCTGTACAAGGAGGCTCTAAAAAGAACCCCGAAATAACAGATGGACCTAAGCAAATGACTAAACCAGATATTAAGGAAGGCTTAATTTCAGATCTAGATTCAGACGGTATGCGAAAGCGTGCTACTAGATTAGCTTCTCGTATGGGAAGAAGGTCTAAAGAAATGAAGCTTAAAGATATGCCTAAAGAACTCAGAAGAGAGAAAGAGAAAGCAGGCGTAGCAGAAGACTTTATCAAGTTTAATAATCTTTACAAAGAAAATCTACAAAGAGCATTAGCTAATAATAAAGTAGACAATGTAAGAGATATTCCAGAGTCTATTAAGGGATCACTATTTAAGCATGTTGAAGAGGCTACTTACTCAGACAAACAAATTAAAATGGCTAAGGGCATAGCATTTGACCCTAGACATAAAGGTGGAGATTACTCAGGCGCTGCTAAAAAGGCAGAGAAAATTAAGAAAGGATTGTCAGATCACCCAGATGTTTCAAACGCACTTAGACGAGCGAATGAAGAACTAGAGTTAGGATTAGAAGAGGGATCATTAAAAAACTTTGCCATGGATCATGGCTATGATTTTGATAACCCACCTAAAGACCCACATAAATGGCTAGATGATAAAGCTAAAAAACATGGCGTAGGACCTAACAAATCAGGTAAAGTAGGATCTAAGGCAAAAACAGTTACTAAAAGAGCTGATGGTACAAAGACATTTAAAACAGAATCTAAAATTGCTAAGAAAGACCATGACGGTGACGGCAAATTAGAAACTAAAAAAGATGAATACTTTGGCTCTAAAGACAAAGCAATTAAAAAGGCTATGGGTAAAGATATCAAAGAGAACGAAGATACACCAGAAGAAACACAAACTTATAGAACACAAGGCGATAAGATTAGAGATGTACACAAAACTGTAATGGATGTCTTAACAGGCAAAAATAACGTTTCAGAAGTACCTTTAGTAGTAGACCCTAATGTGGCTCTTCAAGCAGAAACAGACAGACTGTACAACGATGTACAAGAAGGCGCTAAAGAAGATGCAATGAGAGATATTGCCAAAGACAAGGACTTATCTAAACCTAAGAAACCTACTGAAGGCAAAGCTAATAAACATGACGGATCAAAAGATAAAGGTCCAGAGCACATTGTGGCTCAGTTAAGAAAGTCTATTAGTTTAGGTGACAAACATGATGGTGTAAAATTCCAAGATGGAAAAACACATAAAGTATCTGCTCAACATGCACATAAATTTCTTAATAAATATATGAGTGGGAAGCCAGTAGATAAAGAACATATGCAGTCTCATGGACATGCATCACACAATAATTTTAAAACACATATAGATTAATAGGAGAAAAATATGTCAAATTGGGGAGCAACAGACGCGGACGAAAGTAAGCCTAAGTATCTTACAACCGCTCAGAAAAAAGAAATATTTGCTACAGCCCGTGGTTGGGAAGTGGAAGCAGGTTCTAAACAAACAGGTAACGGTAGAACAACTGCCGACTCTGAGGTTTTAGTAGCTATGTCGTCACTTGCAACTAAAGTAGGCGCAGCGGATATTACACAGATTGAATGGATTACAACAGCAGCAGATAAGTCAGCAGGCTTTACGCTTTCAGCTCTAGTAAGATTCAACGAATCAGTAGATGTAACAGGAACACCACAAGTATCAGTAACCAACGGCAACGAAGGTACAGGCACAGGTCGTGGACCACACTTACTATCATACGCTAGTGGAACAGGTTCAAATGAACTTACATTCTCACTAGTAGTAGCAGCAGCAGACGCAGCTACAAACGCAGACGATGTATTAAGCATAGGTGCTAATGCTCTTGGACTAAACTCAGGTACAATTAAAGATAAAGGAAAAGCTCAAGTTTCTACTATCACAAGTGTAGCGGGTATTGGTACAGCAGCTGGTACATTAACAGTCGTAGCGTAAGGATAAATCATGGCAGACGCTAAGATCTCAGAATTAACCGCTGCTACTACAGCAGCGGCAGCTGATCTAACATATCTTGTACAGAGTAGTACTTCAAAGTCTATTACTGTCCAAAATCTGTTTGGCAATATATCAACGCCAGTTCAGTTTACAAATTCTATCCAAGTTGGCGATCACGATACTATTACAACGATAGGAATTGTGGCAACGACAACAAACGTCACCTACATACACAATCCCGACGGCGCCGGCAACCTTACAATAGGTACCGGTCTCGACGGACAAATTAAAATTATTATAATGTCTTCCAATACTGGATCACATACTTTGACATTGCAAGGAGCTAACGTACAGAACAATGTGGCTTTCTCAGCAGCAGGTAACTCGGCAACAATGTTGTACGATACAGGCCTTAGCAAGTGGTTCTTCATTGGAGGAAGCGCAACGGTGAGTTAAAAATAAATGACTGAATTAAATGATGACAATTTTTTGATATTTGCAATTAAGAACTATAGAAATCCCTCATGTACAGGGATGGCAGAATTAGAAGATGATTTAAAGAGGTTTAAATACCTCAAACGCTTGTTAAATAGATATACTAAAACAGGCGAGGCTAATGAAAGACTAGTAATCAATCATTTAGTTTTATTATACAATGTATTTGGTAACGCAACAACAGAAATGTTGTTTTTTAAGTTAGAAGAAAAATATTGGTCCAACTTAAAAACATTTTTAGTATTCTTAAATAGACTACCACTGGCAGAGAGTTATACAGCAGGTGTTAGAATTAAAAGAGTTCAAGATGATGTGCATCTTAATGAAGACTTAATAACAGTACTAAGGAAAATTTAAATGGCATTGCAGGAAGGTAGAGCGTTCGATACTATTGTAGTATATAAGATACTTAAACTCTTATCTACACCAATAGAACAGTCTGCCGCTTATAAGCTCGGTATAATCGACGCCAGTGGCAAAAATTTAAAGAAGGCTGTTACTACAACCGAAAAAAACGCATACTCATTCCTAAATCGTTTTGTATTTAAAGTACAATACGCATTAACCAAATCTTCAGACTTTAAAGGTAGACGTCTTTTATCTTTTGCAGCAGCTCTTGCTCTGTTAAAGGAATACAAAGAAGAAGATGATAGGGTAGAGATTGGTGCTTTGTTAGAGTTGTATTCTCTAGATGAGAATGTTATACTACATTCTAAATTATTAGAACAAAATATTGTTTCATTCAGAAGCTTCATAGACGAGAATAGTGTTGGTGGTGGTGGTATAGCAGGTATAGGAATAGGTCCTCAAGGGGAACCTGGTGTTGATCCTAGACTTATGCCAATGGCAACAAGACGTAAAAAGAAAAGACTTAAAACATGACAACTAATAATACAGCAAAAACTGAAAGAGAATTAGGAACCATTAAGGCAGATATTGCTGCAATGGGCCATTTGTTTCAGAAATTAGATGAGACTATGGATAGCATTAGTAAGGCGCTTACGTCTAATAGCGCAATCTTAGCAGTACATGAAGAAAGACTTGTATCAAACGAAACTACAAATCGGGAGAGAGTACGGACTGGCGAAACCGCCGTAAAAGAGCTCCACAGCCGTATATCAACCAGTACCCGAGAAAACTTGGAGCAACACAGAAACATGAGCGACAGCATTAAGAAAACAGAAGATAAAATCTTAACTGCCATAGAAGAGTTACGAAAGGAAGTTAATGGCGATCAAAGAAACCTTGAAAAACGTATCGACAAATTGGAGCAGTGGAGATGGATTCTCATTGGCGCATTAATAGCTGCTACCATATTTTTTCCACAACTAGGAACAGTCTCTGAGTTCTTCACAGGCTAACCACTAATACAACCGTTATCTATTCAAGATAACAGAATCTAGTATACATATAAGTACAAACATTTTCCTATAGTGTTTAAAACTAATTAACCCTTTTGGTACCTAAGGTGCTTTACTAAAGCACTAAAAGGTCGTATAATATGTCTTATGTTACACTTAGATTTGAAATATATAAACATGTCTTCCCACCGTTTTCAGCGGTTTGCGAGAAAAGACGACTACCTGTTTAATTTTCGGTGTCCCTTGTGTGGCGACAGCGATAAGAAGAAAAACAAAGCTCGTGGTTACTTGTATAGGAAGAGTAACGATATGTTCTATAAGTGCCATAATTGCGATGCAGGGACAACTTTTGGTAATCTCTTAAAGACAATAGATCCTTTACTACATAAGCAATATGTCTTAGAAAGATACACCGAAGGCAATGCAGGCCACACAGGCAAACAAGGCAACAACAATCCAGAGAAAGTATTTGAGTTTGACTTTAAAGCTCCTGACTTCAGTGCTAGGAAGCAGAATAAAGAAAAACTTATAGACAGTATTATGGATAGAGTAGATAAATTGTCTGAGGCATGTGGTACTACACATACACACATTGCAGTAGAGTACTGTAAGTCGAGGCAAATCCCTGAAGATGTTTGGCATAGACTATATCACATAGACGATATTAGTACTATATCTCAATTAGCTCCAAAGTACAAAGATAGAATTAAAACTACAGAACCTCGATTGGCTATCCCATTCTTCAGCGAAGATGGTAAACTAACAGGCCTTACTTTGAGAGATTACGGCAACAGCTCCCTGAGATATATAATGGTGAAAATAGTTGAAGATTCACCTACCATCTTCGGTTTAGATGTTATAAGTAAAGATACGCCAGTAAAAATAGTAGAGGGTCCTTTAGATAGTTTATTTCTAACAAATAGTATTGCATGTGCTGGCACAGCCTTCGGTAAGATAACACCAGGAGATAATGATATTATTATCATAGATAATCAGCCCCATAATGTTGAGGTATGTAATATTTTACTAAAGCATATACGCAATGGGATTAAGGTTGTTATATGGCCTGAGAGTATAGAGGCTAAAGATATTAATGAAATGGTTATAGCTGGAGTCAACGTTGAAGATGTTATAAGTAATAATACCTTCCAGAATTTAGAGGCAGAACTAAAATATACAGCTTGGAGAAAGTGTTGAATAAATTAAATTTAGGCGGCGAACAAGAGACATATAGACAGGCAATTCTAGCCAAAGACATGATAGAAAGAGCCCTGAGAAATGAAGTATACGAGCTACAGCGACAACTACAAAGTGCGTATATTAGAATAAAAGAATTAAAAACAGAATTAGATAACAAAGAGATAGATAAATGAAGACAGCAGAATACCATGGAGTAACAGTAGACCTAGATAGAGACAATCTTTTTGATATATTAGGAATACAGAGACTTAAAGAAAGTTATATGAAGGATGAGGAAGTATCTCCACAGGAACGTTTTGCTTATGTAAGTAGTATGTTCGGTTCTGATA